AATTGCACCTGTAAATCCTGAACCTTGAGCACTAATGTATGAAGTAACACCTGCAGGAACTAGGGGCAAAAACTTAAAAATCTTTTTAAAAGACGAGGTTGCTGAGTCATACTCGCAATCTATGCGGTACTCAAAGCCGTATGGTTTGGCAGAGTAATCGTCAAGGATTTCCGCAACAGTTTTTAGTTCAAATCCTCTTATAGTTGGGTTGGGCTCGTCAACGTTGCTAAACTCGTAATTGCTGTCAGCTTGATACTGAGCAATCAAATCAAAACCGATATCGCCCAGAGTGGTATGCTCCCCAAAACTTCCGTACGAGACAGAGGCCCTTCTAGTTACACGCGGGTTTCCCTGAACTGTGTCGGTGTCGCTATCAACAATGTTGATGCCAATAATTACAGCTGTAAACTGAGATGGAGTAGTTATTCCATAAACAGTGTGGTAACCGTCAAATGTTTCACTAACATTTTCTACAAAAACAATATCTCCAACAGAAAATCCGTGGCTAGTGCTAGTTGTAAACGTTGCAATGTTAGAGTCCCTAGATATAGCAGTTACAGTTTTCTGAGAATCACTCTCTGTTGTAGTGGAGACATCACTACCAATACTTGCATATGTAAATGTTTTGTCGTCGATGATATCTAAAACAGCTGCTTCAGAAGCATTAAATGAGGTGTCAGATTGGACATCAGAAACTTTAATCTTTTGTCCTGGAGATAGCTCGTGTTTTTTCGTGGTGACAATTGTTGCTACGTTGCTAGTTCGAGCTACAGAAGTAATTTCATTGAACAAATCAATGCCTGGTCGAATCTCATCGTTAGCAAAGTCAAAATCAAAAAGGTCTGTCTTTAATTCGTTCAACAAATCTCTAGCAAACTCGTAGGTGTCTTGCCTTGTTTGGACAGTAATAACTAGAGGCTCTCCACCACCCATGTCTGGAATAGTTTTCTGACCCCCTGAAGCATCATAGTACTGGGCAGTAACAGTAATTACAGAATTGCCGTCAACGTTAGTTGTTTCCGTAAGAACTCCAAAAGTTCCGTTGTATATAGCAAGATCAGTTCCCCAGTTTAGATAAATAGCTTCTCCAACTTCAAACCCATACTGACCATTGGATAGCGTTATTGTTGCAGTGCCACCTGAAACTACAGCTTCTGCTTCGTAGTCCGAGCTCCAAGTTTTCCAAACCACTCGGTGGCTGAAGTAGCTTTGAAACTCTGCTGCTGTAATAGATACAATTTTGTCTATAAGACTGTAGGTACGGCCCCAGATAATGCCTCCCCAGACGCAGACGCCGTTACGAACTACGTAGAGGGCCGTTTTTCCTGGAAGAGTATTCTCGTAAATGCTGTAGTTATATGTCGCCTCAACGACTGGAAGGTCGCCTGTAAATGTGCCAGCTTCCCCTAAAGACCTGCTAAAAGTAACGCTTCTAAAGGGGAGTTCTGCCAAAAGATTGTTAGTTTGAAGATCGCAGACAAAGTAGCGGTAATCTACGGGAGTTACCTCTGGGCTTGCCTGTACTGCCATCTTTTGTCCTTGATTGTCTTTCTAATATTCTATCAGCTAGCCGATCCACCCAGATCGGTAAAGAATCCTTACAACATCGCCAGACGTAAAGTTTGCAATTCCAATATTGTTTACTCCTGGACTTAGATAAATCCAGTCAGGAAGAACTTCTGCTTTTGCTCTCCCGTTAGAGACAGCTAAAGGATTGTCTTCATCTTGGATAACTCCCGCAACAACGTCATATTGAACTTCCAACACTTCTCGATTGTATGTGTCCGCTTCTAACCTTGTGTCAGAGTCTGTGCCAGTAATAATCCTGAAATACTCGCTTCGAGTTGTGTTGGTGACGTAAGACAGTGCATTAGACGCTGGAGTTGCCATCCCTAGTGGAAATTCAATAATTACTGGGACTTCAGTGTTGCCCGTATTGTTTATTTGTCCAGTGGCAGTCCCGTCGCCCGCTGCAGTCAGGGTTAGATAGTTATATCCGTTAGGGTCACTATCTACAAACTCGTACTTAATTGGGTCAACCGCCTTGAGCCCTATAGAGAAAGCGTGACGTCCTCTAGCATTTACGCTAGCAATCAAAGGAGTTCCTTGGAGCCTAACGTAAGCTGCCCTAGGATTGCCAGACGTCTCTTGAACTTTTAGCCAACCACCAGTTTTGATTAGAGTTACAGCATCCATCAAAGCGTTCCTAGCAAGAGGAGCGTCGTCAGGGTTTTGAGTTAGGAAGGAGCCAGTAAGAATTATGTTCCTAGTTGCAAATCTTCCTACAGCATCATAGGAGCCGTCCCCCCAACCGCGAGGTAAATCTGGAACTTCCGAGTCAGGGAGGGTCCACCAGCCATCAATGTCTTCGACTACCCAAATTACAGGCTCTGAGTAACCGTTTGCTACTGTAGGGTCTTCAATTTTGTTTAGGGTTAGGCCATTAATTTCTACATCTTCAGCCAGCTTGAGTCCAGAAAGAAATGGCTCTGGGAGTTTGGTAAGAGACTTTCTTACAAGCTTGTTTTCCCTACCTTGGTCGGTAGTTGCATCTACAGAGTCGTAAAATTCAGACATTAGATGGTGCCCTTCCTAATCTCGAAGGCTAGGCGGCGAGAGACTGCAGCTGCCAAATCTTTTTCATTCATTCCTGGAGATGGATTAACAGTTATGTTGATTCCTGAGTTAACGCCAACCATTCCTCCGTCAGCGTAGCGGTTTCCTTCAGAATTAATTCTTTCGAGCAAAGACCTGTAGCGAGAGGTTGACCGAGCATTCACAACATACTCGCCGTTAGAAAGCATAGCTGGAATAGCATCAGACCTTGGACCTCCAGGGCCAGAAACAAATCCTCCATACGCAAGCGCTGGGAGACCTTTCCCTGTCATATCATTCTGTTTAATTGCTCCAGCCATATTGTTGCCCCACCTGGCCTTAAATTCAGCAAATGCTCTGTCTGCCTTTTCCGTGTTAGCGGTTAGTTGTATTTCAAACTCTTTTTCAGCAATAGCATCCATAATTTTTTGTAGCTCTTCAGGATTGGTTGCTGCTTGGAGGCCAGAGTACAGACTGTCGAATGCCTCCTGCTCCAGCGATCCGCTTGCCCACAGGTCAATTATTTTCTGCTGAGCCTCTTGGAACGGGGTAGAGAGTTTTAACGCAGCTTGTTTGGCAATTTCATCAAATCTTTGGAACTCTTCTTCAGTTGCATCTACCAGAGCCGCTGCTAGCAGAGGGCCCTCGTCTCCAGCATCCCTAAGAATCTGTAGCGATGCTTCGCTTATTCTCTGTACTTGGCCTTCTTCATCGGTGTAAGTCTTTAGACGAAGGTTTTTCAAATCGTCTTGGAACTTCTCGGAGGCGTCAAAAGCTTTTTCTAAATTAGTAATCGTGCCTGCGAGTAGTTTTTTATTCAGCTCCTCTTGAGTCAGAGTTGTTTCTTCAGCTAAATCTTGAACATCCTTGTATGCATCACTAACAGCCCTTCTCCAACCGCCAGCATCGATGCCCTGTTTTGTAAATTCAGTATTTAGTCTTACTTGCTCGTCAAACAGTCTTTTAGCTTCTTCCGCAACAATTTTTTCCGCTTCCGCAACTGCGTCTAGGGCTGCTTCGTGCTGCCTGAGTAGATACTCTCCGTCTCCCATAGCAAAGTTGAGCAGTTTTTGCATGTCGATGGTGCCGTCGAGAGTGCGAATATTTATGTCGAGCTGGTCTGCTTGGTCAATCAGAGCTGTCTTTAAGTCGTCCATCTCATTTAGAACGACAAACATCTCTCTGTCATTGAGATCGCTCATCTCGGACCTGAGTCGTCGGAATGCAGTCTGGGCCCTAGGAAGGTCTGTAACTGCAATATTTGCTATAGACGTTCCTATTGCATCAAGCTGTTTTGCAAAATTTGTTCCATCCCATGTCGATAAGAAGAATCCAAATCGCTGGGCATTTTCGATCTGGTAAACCAAATCGTTTAGATTTTGCTCTGGAACAAAGCCTTCTTTGTAGGTAGAACGCAGTATGTCTGCCGCTTCGCTGGCCTCCAGAATACTGCCAGTACTAGTGTCTAAAGCTGCAGTAATTCTTGATACTGCTCTATCTGCAGCGGCGGCGTCTATGGCATTCATTGCTATAGCTAGTCCTGTAAGAGCCGTAGCTAAAGCAATCATCGGCCCTAACGGGCTTGCAAGAAGAGTACGAATAAAACCTTTAGTGGCGAGAGTAGCACCTTCAGTTGCAATTTTTGTCGAAATTGTGGCGGCCGAATAGCCTGCCATAGTGCCAATGCCTTTAGCAATTACACCCATGAACGAGCCAAAGACAAGAACTACCTTGCCAAGTAGCGACAGCAGAAGTGTAGTTGCGCTGACAATACCAAAGATAGGTCCAAGAGCTTGAAGTACTGGCTCTACACTTCTAAGGAATCTGGCAATCCCGTCAAAAGCAATAGCTAGAGTATCAACAAAAGCTTGAACTGGTCCCGCATCGGAGAGGACCGCTAAAACTTCAGTTAGCGACCGAAGCAGGTTGGCAAAACTGGGACCAGACTCTACAAAGTTTTGCACCAATTTATCAAAAGCAAAACTTCCTCTGTCTAGGGTTTCCCAGAAAAGCCTAACAGCAGGGTCAGACCCAGCCCTAACAATTGTTTCAATGGCTCCGCCCAAAGTCTGAGCCATAATAATAAAGTTATCTACAGCACCCTCAAAATATTTGTCTAGACCAATTAAGTCTTTGTTCGCAAATCCTTCCCCGACATCTGCTAGCCACTGAAGAAGTTTGTCTCCAGGAGAGTTAGGTCCAAAATTGACTTGGATAATTTTTCCAAAACCTTCAAAGACACCACCAAAGAAAGTTCCAAACTTACCTGCTATGTCTCCAGCTCTGTTAAAGAAAGCTTCTAGGTCTCCAGTAGCATTTTTAACATCTAAGAACCTAGCAAAAGCTCCTGTTTTTCTCTCTAAAAATTCTAGGAACCTTCTAGTTAGTGGATCTAAAGATGTCATCAAGGATAGTAGCGAGTCAAAAACATTTCCAAAAATGGTTCCAAATTTAGGTAAATTAGTGGCTATTTGGCCAAGGACAATATTGAAATTGGCCATATTGTTGTTGGCCATAAACACGTCGACAAATCTAGTTACTGCAAGTCCAGCCCCTTGTCCAATTTGGAAGAATCTAGTTTCTAGAGTGTCTAAAAGACCAGAATCAAGAACTCGTTCAATTTGACTCTGTAGAAGAGGCAAGAATCCGTTTGCAGCAGACTCGCGCAAATCTTTGAAAATATCATTGATAGAAACTAAATATTCAGCAAACGCCCGCTGAGAAGGAGTTAAGTCTGCAAATGGGTCTGTAGCAGCTCCTCCACCCCCTGGGTCGATTGTCCCGTTAGCGAGATCTGCTTCCCTATCTTTTGCTTTTCTATAGGCAAGCTCTGCCTCACGGAAAGCTATTTCTGCGTCTCGCCTCAGGAGGCTGCTAGGAGCCAAGTCCTGAGTGCGTAGCATAGTTTTATATGCTTTCTCCATATTTAGAGCAGCTCTGTCTACGGAGATTTCTGCTTCTTCTTGGTCAAACTTTAATTGCTGGAGAGCTTCCCTAAGCTCTTCCACTGACATCCCGTAGCCAGAGGTTTCTTTGGTTGCGTTCTTTACTGCACCAGAAATGCCATTCAGAGCATACTGAGCAACGCTTAGGCCAACTTTAGCGGTTATAGCTGCTGACCCTAAAGCACCAAAGGATGACACAAGACCAGCAAGAGGGCCGAGAAGCCCTCCAGCGGCACCTACAATAGCTCCAAGGCTTCCAGCTAGTGCACCTAGACCTGTCTGGAGAACCATTCCAGCACGGTTTAGTCGAACAAATGTTCTTCTTAGTCCATCAGCCTCTGGATAGAGGTCATTAAAATTTCTAGAGAGCCTTGTAAAGGGGTTATCTTTCCCTTTTCTATTCATGCTGCGACTAAGGCCGCGCATAATTGGATTGCCTAGCTCTTCCCCTGCTTTATGTGCAGCCCTTCTAATTTTGGTCCCAGAAAAGGCATCTATAATCTCTCCAGGTACGGAGTCAGTTATAGCATGTACGACAACGTACGCATGGCCGACAACTGCCATAACTGCACTCCTACCTAGTTAGTTGGTGGCTCTAAGAGTCCACCGAAAGGGTTACTCGAGTCGGGATCAAACTCGGTTGCTGGAATATAGGGTTTAACTGCTAGCTCTTCGCTGCCGTCAGCTCCTGTAGTCCTATTTTTTCCGATGCTGTACTTGTAGTCATACCCGTACATAACACCAAAAATTTGTTCTCTCACGGCCGAATGAAGCTGGGCGGCTTCAAGCGACCCATATCGCATATCCTCGTCGAAGTAATAATGAAAAACATCAATCATTTTTGATGCCTCCATTTCTGGGAGATTAATCCCGCTTACTGTCGCTTTCCCGTTAACGTATGGCCAGAGGTCTATTGCCCAGTTGATGAGTCCTCTGGCTGCTGATTTGGGCGGTCGCTGTACTCGCCAATCAGCCATGAAACAATCTCACTGATGGTCTCAATGTGGACAATCTTGTCTTTACTCTTTAGTAGAGAGTTGAATCTTTCCAAGCTCTCGTCTTGAAGAGCGTTGGTGAAAAAATCATTCATAATTTCTCCAGACGCCGATGCGTCGTTGGTTCCAGCTCTAGCGACTAGATCTAGAAGAACTTTTCCCTGAAGAACTGGTACGCACTCAAACTCTTCACCATGAAGTTTGAATGATAGTGGTGGCTTTTCTTCGCCGCTTGAAGCGCCAAAGTCTTTGAATCTCTTGTCAGTCATTGTATTTACTGTCCTTTGTTTTTCCTTGTGTTGCGGTTGCAATACACTATCTATTTTACTATCTAATTACTTTCCTAAGTTGGTCAGATAGGTATCTATTAGGTCTAGTTCCTGGATGCAGTACTACAGTTGGATACACCATGGCTCCAGTTCTAGCTCTAAACCTTAAATGAGTTCTAGGAGGATGCGGAACAATAAAGTGTGGGCGAGTGCCCTCGTGATGCATCAAAGCATATTTAACGCCAGAGCCTACCCTTATATATTGTTTTCTCCCGCTTGAATAGTGGGCCATATGGATGGACGCCGCAAGTTTTCCAGTTCTTTTTCCTACTTGCACCCTAGCAAGAGTAATTATTTCCGCACCGAGACGTTTCATTTCTCGGCCAACCATTCCAGTTTGGACGTTTAGCTCGTAATTAAGAATTGGCTTATATAAAACAACACCCTTAAATTGAAGGATGAATGCTTGACTACCTCTGCCTCTTCTGCCACTTCTAAGAGTTCTACGTAAAGATCTTTGAGCCCTAAGAGCAGCAGTTAGGAAAAAACTGTCTGGTAATCCTCTTGGCATTATGGGACCGCCATAGTGATTGTCATGTCAGTAGTCTGGAACCCGCCTTCTGGAGGTCCAACCTGAAGCGTTGCAATCACACCAACTCCATATCCAGTCTCGTCCCACTGGTCTAACTGATTAATTGATTCCATCAAAACCCAAGAATCAACAGCAAGAATTTCAGCCGCCTGCTCGATTTTTTCTTGTGACGGTGGACGTCCGTTTTGACTTACTACTGCTGTAGCGCGAGCAATAGAGACAGTAAGGGTGGCACTCCTAGGGACATGGCAACGCTGCGGTTCGCCAACCTCTGCCCCTGGAGCACCTAAGTACATCTGCTGGAACGAGACAACTAGCTGTTCACAGTCGACAGCGGGAGTTGACATTGTCCAATAGCGACGCTGTGGCAACTCTACGTTGTATGACTGAAAAACAGACTGTACCCTCTCCAGTACGCCTGCCATCATGTCTCTGAGATTTACCGCATCTTCAGAGACACCAGATAGATCTAGTTCCTGACTTACCATTGGTTACTCCTCGGTGGAGCTCTCCTCAACAGCTGGAGCCTCTACGGTCTCCTCAACAACAGAGACAGCTGGCTCTACAACGATTGGCTCTGGCGTTGGAGCTGGAGCAGATACGCGTGGAGCAGGGGCTGCCTTCTTTGCGGGCTTCGCGGCACCCAGCATGTCCTGGGCACGGAAGTTAGTCTGAATTGACATATTTTCCTTCTTTCTTAGTACATCGTAACTTTTAAGTTACCTGTAGCTAGTTCGACCAGACTCTCGACACCATCACCATCAGTGCTTGAGGCGTAAAGTGTCCATGTTCCTGGGTCCACCAACCCCAGTGCATTTTTTGCACTTGTGTAAGGAATGGTGAAATCTAGTGTGTCATCGCTGTCATCGAGAGTAATCGATGCTGCGGGCAGTGTCACAGAAGTGGTGTCTCCGTAGTTTCTCAAAATAACCTTTGGAGTGTAAGTAGAGTTTAGCGGGAAGAAGTTGCTGAGGTCCGTACCACTGTCGGTTGAGGTCCAGCTAATGGAGCCCGTTGGCTGCGAAAGCGTAAGGTCGAAGTTTGCATTTGCAGTTAGCTTTAGCGGCTTAGCTGTGTATTTACGAGCACGAGGAGCATCTACAGAAAAGACCTTAGAACGGCGACGAGCATTGTCTGGATTGACTGTTTTAAGGAACAAGTCAATCTCATAGAGCCCCGTGCGAAGCTCGTCAATAAATTCTTGCTGGTCAAGAATCGTGTAAGAAACGCCCTGACGTGAGACGGAAGTTACACGCTGAGGGAGCTCGCACATCTCGTCACCAGCCCAAAGGCGAGCAAATTCGATAGCTAGTTTGCGAGCCGCCATCTTGCCAGCAGTTGGAACTGCAATTCCATACTGGTAGGTAATTTCAACGTTGCAAGGAGTCCAAGGCGTTCCAGCCTTGATATGAATAGTTGAGTGGTCTACAAGGTAGTAGCTAGATGGATCAAGAACAACGCCGTTCTTGTTTCGCATCGAGATAATCTTAGTTACTGGACGCCCTCTGAGTCGGATTCTTGCGTCTGGCGAGAGCCCGTCAGCAGTGAGCTCAGAATATTCGTCGTAGTCTCCTGACGGAATATTATAAACGTCACCGCCAAATAGTACAGGACTGTTAGTACGATCGGAAGGCCCCATGCGATTGTTTCGAAGGGTGCAGGTGTAACGCTCGGTGACAATGGTCTCTCCTGTGTATTTACGTCCAGACATGGCCCAGAGTAGGTTAGACGCTACTTGGATGGCCTCTTCCGTATATTCGGTGTAAGAGTAGTCTCCAAGCTCGTCTGCTGTGATCCATGAATTCGACATGATTTCCTCTTTATAAGTTTAACGGGTGGTAGCCCAAGCTAATTGCTCAAGCCACCACCCGTTTCTTTAGCTATTAGCTAGGGTTTTCGTTTGAAGCGATGATGTTATCGATAGCGTTGTCTTCGTTGTAGTCCTTGCTTCCAGGGACGTTGAAGGTAGAGCCACCAGCATCAAGGCTTGTGGTTGCAGTGTAGCTTGCGGCCTCGGTTGCGCTGTTGACAACAGTGACCTTAGAGTTACGTGATACCGTAAAGGAGCTAATGTCAGCAGTAATTGAACTGGAGCTGTAAGTTACAGTGTTGCCAGTTCCACCAGTGACGGTGAAGGTTCCATTAAATGGAGTTCCAACATTCTCAACCTTAATCGAGTCACCGATTTCGACGTTCGGGTCAGCACTAAAGGTAAGAGTTGCCTCGGTACCTGAAAGTGTTGCTGCTGCGTTAGCAAGAGTAATCGAGCTTGGGTCAGTAGCAGTCGATGAGGTGAAGTAGACAGGTCCAGTCTCGTCGGTCCAAGTGTAGAATCCGTTGAGGCCAGTAGGTGCCCAGTCGGTACGAGCGTAAGCGTATGGACGCTCAGCTGCAACTGGGAACTCCCAGCGGCCATCTGGTCCAGACTGGAATGCGATGTTTCCTAGACCGTAGCCTTCGAAGGTGTTAGCCATCAGACCGTTTTCAATTACACGGTCGCCAGACTGACGCATCTTGACGAATGGGAATACCCAGTGGAAGTATGGAAGAACAGCGGTCTTTTTGCCGTCCTTGATTGCGTGTGACCATACTTCAAGAGCCACACCGTTTCCAGCTGGGTCGTCACCGACACCAGGGGCTGCCCAACCAATTGACTTGTGGTCTGGGTCAGCTGCAGTGTTTAGGTTCTTGCGAAGTAGCAAACCACCAGAAATTAGAGCAGAAAGCTCTGGGTCTGGCTCACAAATAGCGAGCTCCATGGTGATTCTCTTCAGGGTGTCTGGGGCTTTGTATGTAACACACACAACACCGTTGGCACCCTTCTCTGTGATTTCGTCGCCCTCTTCGTATTCAGGGGTGAACGAAACCCTCATGAACGCAGAAGTGGTGTATGAATCCGCACTTCCCGTCATTAGGTTACCAGCAGCATCTAGGCGGGTGACACGGATTGACACACCCTGAATGCTGGCTGCATATTCTTGAGTAGCCATCTAGCTATTCTCCTTAGTTTCTTGTTTAGGCCGACAGATCGACTCTGGCGGCTAGGTGGATGGATGTGTCAAAGAGAACCGAAGCAGTTCGGAACGCTTTGATACGCATGTCATTTGCATTTCCCGACACGTCATACCCTTGGGCTAGCGAGTCGTTTACGACCTCTGGGTTGCCAAGGTGAATTGCCATGGCTCCAGTGGCGTAAATCCATTTGTTGGTGATGGTAGCAGCAGCTCCAGTAGCACCGACAGGTCCATTACCAGAGTATCCAGCTCCGATAACAACTTTGGTTCCCAGTCTGGTGACAATTACATCATTGTCCTTGTCAAACTGCAGCTTGGTACCCAGAACTGAAGCAACATCTGCTGTCATGTGGATAATTGGCTGCTCTCCAGTAGGGGAGATATTTCTGGCATCATGCTCTACAGCAGCAAGAGCTAGTGCAGCGGACATAGCGGTTCCGCTGTTCAAAGTAGTTACGCTAGCTGCTTTTGTTAGGTATGGGTTAGACAGTGACTCAGCCACTGCAATTTCGCCATCCCACAATTCTTTCTCTACAGCTTTCTGAGTGGCTGCATCAAGCTGCTTTAGAACACGAGAGAAACGGTCCTGTCCTAGAAGTCCGAAAGTTGAATCAAGGTCTTCTACCTCAATGAAGAAGGGGTCAAGCTCGATGAAGCGGTCTGGCTTGTCTGCCGTGCTGTATACCTCTACCGCAGTGTTGTCCGTAACATCTAGGTTACGAATGGCCTTTGGCTCGGCATCAAATTCTTGTGAGTAGCCACGTACCCAACGCTCATCGTTGGCCGTAGCGCTGTGGTTTTCTGGCTTGACAATGCTAAATAGACCCGAGTGGTTAGGGTCTAGGTCTGGTGCCGTGTAGACACCGTTTTCAAAAGCCATCTGAAATCCTTAAATTTAAAATCTTTTAGGGGGTGGGCGCCCCCTGGCCCGAAGGCCAGGGAGCAAACCCTATTTATTTAGTTGTGGTTTAGAGCTCAATAGCAGCTGCGGTAGCGCCACCAGTGGTGTCGCGGAGAGCAGCAGCCACACCGTTGATGTTAACGGTCTGGGTTACCTTGAGGGACTCGATACCAACCTTGGCTAGGCCTTCGAAGGTCTCAACGAACATCTTGTAGTCGTTGGTTCCGACGAGCGAGCTGTCGCGGATGATACCTAGGTCGAGAGTTCCACCGTCGAGGAACAAGAAGGTTCCCTCGGAGAACATGTACCATACGAAGCTGTCTGGGAACTCGAGTAGACCAGTTGCGCCCTGTGCACCAAAGTAGTTCTGGTCTGGGGTTGCAACTAGAGCTACGTTGCTCTGAGCCAGGTAGCCCTGGATCTCGGAAGCTCCAACAGCGATGGTGTTGTCACCAGGCATTGCGATAGCTAGGTCGGCTGCCATGGCGTCATAGACCCAGTCAGGGATGATTGCCTTGAGCTGTGTGCTCTGAGCAATACGGTGACGGGAACGGTAAGCAACAGCTGCCTTGCGAAGGGTGACCAAGAAGTCACGACCGAAACCAATCAAGGTTCCCGAAGTAACAGCGGTCGAGTTAGCACCAATCTTAGAAAGAAGGTTCTCCTCTGCCTCACGTGCGTGCTGTACAAGGGCTAGCTCGTTGTGACGGGCAATTAGCTCTGGGTAAGCACGGGTCATGAGGTTACCGAACTGTAGCTGCAGGGTGACAGCGTCAGTCACAGCCGTGTTCTCAGCAGCAGCTGAAACAGTTAGGCTGGACTTCGATGCTGGGCTTGGGGTCTCTGCAGAGTCGTTAGCTGCAGTCCAAACGCCAACAGCGTCTGCGTAGTCACCAGAAGCAAAGCTTGGTGGGGTTACGAAACGGATACCACCGCGGTCAGCCTGGAACTTAGGTAGGCTGTCACGTACTGGACGTACAGTGGTGGAGCCGAGGCCGTAAATGTCATACTTGACCTCGACAGGGGCAGCGTGGCCACCAGAAGCAACAAGTGCTTCCTGACCTACTACGCCCTCGATTTTGTTCTGGTTCTCCAGTGGGTCGGTTCCTAGGAAACGGTCCTCTGGGTACTGGGTGGAGAAAGATGCAACAATGTGCTGCTCTCCGTCGCCACCGTTAACACGGCGTAGGCTGTGGAGACGCTTTTCAAATGCGCTTGCAACCTCTTTCATGTCGGACATGGTGCTTCCCGCGGTGTAGCCAGGAATGTCAGCGCCAGCAGTGATAGCCACTGGAGCCTCGGTTACCTGAACTACAGGCTGGCGGTCAGCAGGGGCCTCAAAGGCCTTGTCTTCTGCGGCGCTCACTAGTGCCTGCTCCTTCTGCTCTTCTACGAGAGCGGTTGTTGATTCGATTGTTTCTTCAGAAGAGAGCTCAGCCTCGGTCTCAACTTCGGCAACTGCTTCTGCA